CGGATCACGTCCACAAACTGCCCTCTGCTGCGGATGTTGGTGCCGTTGCGACAACTCAACTCGGAGCGCTTGGAGGCGTCGCCACGCTCGACGCTGGCGGCAAACTGACAACCGCGCAAATTCCCGCGCTGACGACCTCCCAAATTTCGCAAATCACTCCTATAACAATTGGCGCCGTTGCGACTGGAGACGTGATCGCCATTACAAAAGGCGGAACAGGAGCCATCACCGCCAGCGCAGCTCGGACAGCTTTAGGTATTACGCCAACCAATATCGGGGCTATCAGCACCGACCAAGCATCCACGTTTGCAACGCTCTCGAGTGGGGCGCTCCGCACTGACCAGGTGGCGGCGCTTACCGGCGACGTGACTTCAGCCGCAGGCAATCCGGCGACCACGGTTGTAAAAATCCAATCTAAAGCGATTTCCAACGCTACGCCTGGCGCTGGACAGGTTTTAACCTGGGACGGCTCCCAGTGGGCTCCTGCGACCTCCAGCGGGGGAGGTGGCGGCGGCGCCAACGGGCTAACCTATTATTTTAATCAAGCGACTGCGGCAGACGCACCGACAACCAACATTCCCGGAACCGTGCACCAGCTCGGGCGCAGCGGCGAGGCTGGCCAGACAACCGTCACAACGGGCTCGCTTGCGCAAAATGTTTGGACACTCATCGCTGGTTTTGTCAGCGAGACGCTGCCGCAGGACCCAGCAGTTACGGCAATCCCAGCTGGGCTTTGGGATACAAATTTCTGGTGCTACGGAAACGCCAACGTGTCGGCTGGCACAAGCATCCGCGCAGTGGCTTATATCTACAGCCTTGCCGGTGGGGGCACGCTTACAGCCCTCGGCTCACCGTCGAGCGCACAGGTTATCAATAACACCTCAGCGCAATACTCGCTATCGGTGCTGGTGCCTCAAACCGCAATTCTGGCAACGGACCGCATTTATATTGCGCTCGAGGCCTACGCGACGGGAAATAACCACAACGTCACGGCGCAGTTTGGTGACAGTACGCCTTCGCACCTCCATACGTCGCTTCCGCTTGTCGGCGGGACGGGGCTCTGGAAGTCTATCAACGGCAGCCTAAAGTCTCCAGCTACGCTAATTTTTGACGCAGACGTAGACGCTTCTGCTGCTATCGCAACCAGCAAGATTTCAGGGCTTGCAGCATCCGCCACAACGGACACAACAAACGCTAGCAACATAACGAGCGGGACCCTTAGCACGTCTCAGCTTGCCACTGTTGCGGGTCTTCCTGTTGGCGCACAAGGAAATGCCAATGTGATCCCAGTGGTGACGGTGGATACAAAAGGCCGCGTCACATCGCTGACCACCGCTCAGGCAACAACCTACGCAACCACATCTCAGCTTGCTGCTTACGTCCAAACCTCCCAGCTTACTACGCTAGCCACGACTGGAGGTGTACCTCGTCTCGATGGGACAGGGCTCCTCAGCACGGCTCAGGTGCCAGCGTTGACGGCCTCCCAGATCGCTCAAATCACACCGGCGGGGATCGGTGCGGCGAGTCTTACTGGTGGCACCCTAACTACAACGCAAATGCTCGCTTTGACGGGCGATGTAACAACCACAGCGGGTTCTCCGGCAACAACTCTTGCATCTGTTACGACTGCTCAAAGTAATGTTGGCAACAGCACCACGGTGCCAGTCATTAGCGTGGACGCTAAAGGCCGAGTTACAGCCCTCACAACGGCAGCAATATCGGGCGGCGGCGGCAGCGGAACTGGGATGCAAATGGCGACAGTGCGATACACGTCCAACATAACTCCAGCCATCGCAGGCACAATAACTGCGGCGGTTTGGACTAATCTATCTCCGGTTGTAACCTTTACATCAACAACGGTTACATTAGTTCCCGGCATGTCATTTAATGGGAGCGGGATTTCGGCTTGGGTTATAAAAAGTGTTGATTCTGCAACACAAATTACTTTGAGCTCAAACGCAACAAGCTCCGGCGCTCAAACTCTAAATGTTTACAATTCAACAGTTTTGACAATGGTTACGGGCACGGCGCCGGTTGTTGAAGGAAGAACTTTAATGACTGGCGATGTCGTTTTGCTTGCAAGTCAAGGAGTTATAGCAACCGGCGGACCGTGGGTTGTTGATTCAAACTCTGGGACCTCGTTTTCTTTGAGTCGGCCAACATGGTTTCAAGGCACGCTTAGCCAGCCTTTATTTATTGGTATCCAACAAGGTACAAGCGGCGGGGGGTTTGTTTATACTGTTGGACAAAATGCGGGATTGATTGGGCCGCTATCAATTGGAGTTGACGCCGTAATTGTGGCGCTAACTTCCTCGCGTGCAGCTAACGCGGTAACTGGCACAAACTTATTCACTCAATACCAAACCTTTAGGGCAAATGGTGCCAGCTCAGGTCAGGCTCCGTTCTTTTTTCAAGCTGGGACGCTAATGACAAGTCCACAAACTCATGCAGTTGAGTGGGATGGGAACACACAATACATAACAGCCGGAGCTGTTGGCACTGGAGTAATCAGCGGCAACACTTTAGTCCTTTCTGTAACAAGCAACGGGCAGTTCCAAATTGGAATGGTGTTGACTGGCACTGGTATTGCCGCCGGAACAACAATTGTGGGAGCCGGAACTGGAACGGGAGGGGCTGGAACTTATTCAGTTTCTGGAGTTCCGCAAACAGTTACATCCACGACAATTACGGGCTCTTTGCGGTGCGTCACAGCGATGTTTGTTACAGGCGCGCCCAGTGGTGCAAACGTACCTGGTACAGCTACAAGCATCGGTCGCCCTGGACAAATGGCCTTCAGCGATACGGCACTTTATATCTGCACCGCTACAAACACTTGGAGGAGAGCAACTCTTGCAACATTCTAAATGAGCTGGATCTCCCAAGTTTTACCAACTGTCGGCACATTACTTGGCGGCCCAATGGGCGGCCTTGCTGTCGAGGCTGTGGGCAAATGTCTCGGCCTCTCAGATGCAACGACCGAAAAGGTTACTAAAGCCCTCAACGCTGGCAACCTAACAGCGGAGCAGATGGCCGCCTTGCAGGCCGCCGACCTGCAACTCAAGACGCGCATGGCCGAGTTGGGCATCGACGCCGAGAAACTGGCTCAGGCTGATCGAGCGAGCGCGCGAGAAATGCAGGTGCAGACTGGATCTCGCACGCCCGCAATTTTGGCCTCATTTGTCACCGTGGGCTTTTTTGCCATCCTTGTCGGCCTAATGACTGGGGATTTAAAAACTTGGGATAATGCTGGGCTGCAAATGCTTATCGGCAGCCTTGGCACAAGCTGGGGTATGGTTGTCTCGTTTTATTTTGGCGCCTCACACATCCAGCCCGGGGATAAAAAATGACGGGTAAAACCGCCATGATCCCGCTTTTCTTAAACCTGCTTTCTCTCATCGCTCCAACGCTTTGGGTGCTTGCTTCTGGCGCTTTAGGCGTTGGGATTGGCGCTTATGGCCCAAAACTTCTTGCCCGCTTAAAAAATGACTGTGTTACCCGTACCGCAAATCCCGCTAATGCAGCAGAGATACCTCAACCAGGTACCGCCCGCCGGGTTAGTCGTCCTCGGAAAACCAAACCGCGTATTGCCCCCCGCCGGCCAGGACGGAAACGGCCTCGGGCCTAGCACAATTACGCCGTCCAGCGGCATCTACGACGAGCATGGACGCTTGCCAACGCCTGCCTCAACACTTACCTTCCTTTGCCATGCTTGAGCGCAATATTGATGAAATGGTGAAGGTGAACTTTTATAACTTAGCTGCTCTGGCTGTTTCACTTAGCGATTTTGACGCGTGGCTCAGATGCGCTAGCATGTTTGCCGCGCTGGTTTACACCGTTGTCAAAATTGTGCAAACTGTGCTTGAAATCAAAAAGCGCAAATGAACCTCTCCCGCAAAGGTTTAGATTTTATCATCGCACAGGAAGCCACCTCCGAGGCGTATTACTCTAAGCGCGAGGCACGCCCTAATTGGCCTGGGGAGTCATCTGGCGTCACCATCGGCATCGGCTACGACCTCGGCTATAACACGTTGGCGCAATTTAATCGCGACTGGGACAAGCACATTTTCCCGCGCAACCTTGAGCGCCTCGGAAGATATTGCGGCGTGACCGGCGAGGCGGCCAACCAGGCTTGCGTGGGCCTGCACGATATTGTTGTGCCGTGGGTGGCTGCCTGCCAAGTATTCGAGGAGCAAACTGTTCCAAGGTTTTACCTCCAGATGTTGCGCATCTACCCGCAAGCCGAATCCCTGCCGCCGGATGCTGCAAGTGCTTTGTTAAGTTTGGTTTTTAATCGTGGAACAAAACTAACAGGAGAGCGGCGTACGGAGATGATGGGCATTAGCAACGCGCTGGCGGATGGTAAGTTAAGTGAGATTCCAAAATTGTTCCGCGATCAGACGCGACTGTGGCCAGAAACTGAGGGGCTCCGAGATCGGAGAGTTGCTGAGGCCCAGCTATTTGCGCAGGCTATTGCTTAAACTAAGCGGCTTTGCTAAAGTGCGGGGATGCACTTAAAAGAGTATTTTGCCAAGTTGGGGCGCAAGGGGGGCGCCGTAAAATCGGATAAAAAGGCTGCCGCGTGCAGGGAAAACGCAAAAAAGCTGCGTCCTAACTCGCGCAAGGATAAGGGTTTAGCCTCTGGCTGAAAAATAGTTTCATTTTTATCTTGGCTAGCCAAGCGGCTTCGCTAAGGTAGGCGCCATGACAGCAACAACGATCTCAATGACCCTTCCTTCCGGGAAGGTTGCGGCAATTACAGTCACCGCCGAAAAAGGCTGGGACGGCGGAGTCATTGCAGTAACGTCCGCTGTAATTGACGGCACCGCAACTACCCGCGGCTACGGCCGCCCAGCAGGACTGCCAGCATGGGCGGTGTCGGCAATTGGGAAGTTGCCGCTCACGGCAGAGGCAGACGCTCAGGTGGCCGCCGCAGTCGCCGCAATTAACGCGGAATACGCCTTGCAGCGTGCAGCTGCGGCGGCGCACATGGCCGAGCTGGCCGAAGTTACCCGCGGCACGCGCCGCATTGAGCGGGCCATGGCCTACTAAGGCCGAAACGCCCTACGGGGCGTCTGGCGGTAATGCCGCCACTGACGAGGCCGTCAGCAACAAGCAAACAAAAACAAATCC